TGTTGCTGAAACTGTCTTAACAACGCATCTTGCTTTGATGTGTCTGGAGCAGGACCGCCTACTTGGTATCCGGGGTCTCCGGGTTTAAATAGTTGATCCATACCCATACCCGGAGGCAACACCATTGAAGGTTGACCTACAGGCTGTGCCATAGGCTGTCCCATACTAGGCTGGCCACCCATACGCGCAGTAAACATAGCGCCGGTAGGAGTAGTAACCGTAAACGGCCTGAACTGTGACTCAGCTTGGCCACGTTCTGCAATCTCCATAGCTCCGGGAACACGTACACCACCTACGGTTGTTCCTAATATAGATTGTTCACCTATATCACTTAGCCTGTCGTAAGCTTCACGAGTTAGTAAAGTACCGGCAATACCGGGAATAGCTGGGGATAAAGCAGAGCCAATATCACCAAGCCCTCCAAGGATATTTTGAAAAATACCTCCACCACCAGCAACAGCATTAATAAGATCGTCAATGCTTTCTGATGAATATCGTGAATAGTCTACGTTGGGAGTGCCAATAGTTGCATTACCAAGCATTCCCATAATTTCGTTTGTGCCAATGGTAGCCATTGTTTACTCCTGTTAAAGTAGCTTGCCTATTAAAGCCATTACGTTAATTTCCTGTAGTGACAGTGGTGAACCATCTATCTCTGACTCTAAACCTACCTGTACACTTGTTCCATATCCGGTGGTATTAAGACTACGCTGGTTTGTTAGCTGACCACCTGTAAATTCTACTGTTGTATACTCACTTTCACCGTAAAACCCAGTAATCTGAGTACCTACCGTAAACTCTGTTGTCGCGTATGTTGTATCAAAATCATAAGCCCATTTCATAAATACGACTGAGTTGTTTGCACCAACCAGTGTAGGCTTTAACTTCTTCAAAATCTTAATACGTGCGCTGTCGCCAAACGTAAGACTAGGACTGTAGTACTTAAATCTGTAGCCTTCTCCGTTATCGCTGTAGCCGGTGTACGTACTGATACCGTTAACAGTACCAATATGTAACGTACCGTTATCTAAACGTGTATACGCTGTAAACTTAGTAGACGGCCATCGAGTAACACGGTATGATCCATTCTCTAACGTGCCTCGTACATCAAAACAATACGTTACGTCCTGACCAGTAAAGGTTAGCAGGTAAAAACCTTCTTCAGGACTATACACAGATCTAAAAAACTCAGTCTCGTTTTGCAACGCAGCAATAATGTCCTTGGTAATGTTACCGGACAGACTGCTAATTGGTAGAGACTTTTCTTGTATTGTCCGACCAAAGCTTTTAAGTCCAGTATGAGACAAGAACAACACGTCTGTACCCGTATACTGCACAGTGTCTCTATCAACACAACCAACACCCGCTACAGTATCTGCCAATGCCATTGTTGCTGGTGCTTCTGCTCCTTGATATGCAACAATGCTGTGCTTACCAAAGATAATCAACAGTCCGTTGTGTGCCGCTAACGCTACAATCTCATCATACCCATCAGGCCAGACCTTAGATATGTCTATTTTACCGCTAGTGCCTCCGGACCAGTCGTGACCAATTAACAAATCAGACCAGTAAACAGTAGACTTGTCTCCAGTAACGTCTGCTGTCCAGAGCCTTCCATAAGCCGCTAGGACTTCGTTACCGTACATGGCAGACGTGACACCAGCTGCACCAGAAACGCTGCTGAGCGTGATTACAGAGCCTCCTGCGTTGTCATACACAAGGGGTTGAAACCCACGTTGAAAAAAATAGATCTTGTCATTAAAGTCTACAAGCTTCCAGTTGTCTGCAGTGATGGTATAACTACCGGGAGTCTCGTCAACCAGTGTAGTCGTACCGCTTATAATTTTATTGTTACCTACAGAAAAGATCTTGGTGTTACCAGCATTGTCCTTGAATTCTTTGATAGCCCGTAACGAGTCAGTACCAAGGACAGTTTTATTTGTAGTAACAACAGTGTGACCTTTACGTGCAGCAATACGTCCTCGCTTGTCAATCACAGCATTGTCTGCAATCTCAGCAAAAGACGGATCTTGAGCCAGCGGCGAGTCTTCGGTGTTAACACCTTTAAACGCCGGAGCTACAAGATTGATACTCTTAAGTTCTTGAGCCATATCAGATAGTCCTAAATACCATCTCTTCAGGATGCTTTGCTGCGTCAATAGCAATAGCGTCAGACAAGTACTGGTTAGCAATAGTGAAGTACTCAGCAGTAGATGTTCCGCCTGTCTCACCACGTTCACGTGCCAACAGTGCTACAGCAAGGTGTATTACTGGCTGTGCAGGAACAAGTAACACATCAGCATTAGCACTGAGATCTGCTTGTCGCTTAACAGTGTCTACACGTATGCTGTACACAGCGTCTGGTGTTGGGCCTACAAGGATCTGAGTATCACCACTAGCGTCTAGACCGTTATAGGTAAAGTACCGTGGTGCGCCCTCTGCTGCGCTGCTAATGTACAACTGTTCGTTAAACCAATCCTTAGTCTGATACTCCATAAAGCAGTTTTCAGTGTCGTTAAGCATTGACATAACTTTAATGTTGTCACCACCACCTGTCAGCGAGTATGTGTTATCTGACGCAGTAGTGGTTATTGTTATAGTTTCACGCAACGCAGACCAATCAGCAGCCTGACCAACCAGTGTCTTAGCGTCATTGATGAAATCACCTACCATCTTAACGTAGGTAGTACTAGTAACAGACGATGTTTCCTCTTCACGAAGTCTGCGTAGTACACTGTTCATAAGGTTAAGGTATGTCATACGAGCATTCCTGTTTGTCTACCAAAAAATTTATCAAGTTCCTCTACAGCATCTACTTGTTTTTGTGGAGTAAGTGCTATAGGCGTTAATGGCTGGAACGGACTAAGACCTTGAAGGAACGGATCAAACGGTATAGGATCTGGTTTAGCAAGTTGAGCAGCAAGTTGTTGTTGTTGCTGTCCAAGACTACCTAAACCTAAACCTAAAGCTGTTCCAAGCATTCCTACTCCTTCACCTAGCTGTCCTAATCCTTGCCCTACACCTCCAATTTGCTCTCCAAGACCTGCTACTTCAGACATCAAACCACCAAGCTGTCCTGATACAGCGCCAAACTGACTAGCTACGCTTTGCTCAAACGCTTGCTGTGCTTCTGCCTGACTAATCTGTCCCGTCTGTAACGCATTAATATCTACGTTTACATCAGAAAATAGCTGGTTAACAGTACCGCCAAACTCTGCAAATTGTTGACGAGTGTTTTCGTCTAACGCTTCAATGTCACCTTGAGCGCTAATAATTGCTTGCTGTAGGTTACGGCGATCTTCTGCCGCTTGCTCTTGACCTGTAGCAATACCAGCAATAGATGACTCTAATTCAGTTCTAACATCGTTAATATTGGTGCCTAGCTGATTAAGCTGATTGTTTAGCGCACCTTCTACAGTAGATAACTGTCGTAATGTATTGGCCTCTACGCCTGTAATTTGTGAAAGCAATCTGGCTTCAGCGTCTGTTAACTGACGTGCTTGACCTGCGGCTTGTGCGGCTAGTGCATTTTGCAGGCTAGTTTCAACAGCACGCACTTCACCTGCCGTAGCAAAACCAGCGCTTGCTAACGCACTGTCAATGTCGTCAGGAGTAGCAAAACCTGACCCTAATAAAGCATTTTTAATGTCGTCAGGAGTAGCAAAACCTGAATTAGCTAAAGCTGTAGCCATGTCATCAGGGTTTACAAAACCGGCTCCCGCAATAGCGTCTGTTATATCTTTAGGTGTAGCAAAGCCTGCGTTTGATAATGCATTTCCAAGCTGTTCTGGAGTAACATATCCTGCATTAGCTAAAGCTCGGCCTACGTCTTCTGGTGTAGTAAAACCTGCACTTGCTATTGCATTAACAACGTCTGTCGGTGTTGCATAACCAGCTGCTGCTACTGCTGTGGCGACGTCTTCTGGTGTTGCATACCCAGCTTGAGCAACCGCTGTAGCAATGTCTTCTGGTGTAGCAAATCCTGATGCCGCTAAAGCGTTACCTAGTTGCTCAGGAGTTACATATCCTGCGTTTGCCAAGGCATTAGCAACATCTTCCGGTGTGGTAAACCCAGCACTTGTTACTGCACGAGTAATGTCTTCAGGGGTAGCAAAGCCGGCTTGGGCAAGAGCAGTTCCAATATCTGCGGGTGTGGCGTAACCTGCTGCTGCTACTGCTTCGGCTACTTCTTCAGGTGTAGCAAACGGTGCATTTTCTAAAACACTTTCTACAACACCGCGAATAGCTTCAGGATCGGCATCTCTACCGGGTTCTCCTCTTGGGCCTTGCTCACCTTGCTCACCTTGCTGTCCATCTACACCGTCCCTGCCGTCAGCACCATCAGTACCGTCCCTGCCGTCAGCACCATCAGTACCGTCCCTGCCGTCAGCACCATCAGTACCGTCTCTACCGTCACGACCCGGAGCTGGAGCTGGAGCTGGAGCTGGTGCTGGAGCTGGAGCTGGAGCTGGAGCTGGAGCTGGAGCTGGAGCTGGAGCTGGTGCTGGAGCTGGTGCTGGAGCTGGTGCTGGAGCTGGAGCTGGAGCTGGAGCTGGAGCTGGAGCTGGCTCAGGGAAATACTCAGGGAATATTTCTCTAACTACTCCAGTTTCTCCTTCCTGTCCTTCAGTAGGCTGTTGTTCAGTAGGTACTGGCGGCTGCTCTGGTTCAGGCGGAGGCTCAGGAACTACCTCTGGTTCAATTTCATACTCAAACGGATCTACTTCTACTTCTAGATCAAGAGGAGTGTCTGGTGTTGGCGCAGCCATAGAGCTTTCAAGAGTAGGGTTATTTACGTCTTGCCAACCAGCTTCCATGTTTTCAAGGATTCTATTAGTCATAGAATCTTCAGGTGTTCCAGCGCCGTTAATAGTAACATCAAGCCAGTTTGCATTATTTGTGTCTGTAGGCAAACCACCTCCAGAAACTAAATGAGAATCTAGCCAGCTAATCTGTGCGTTGTTGTGCGTTAAGTCAGAAGCACCTTGGTACTCAACAAGGTTTGTTCCGTCAGATACATACAAACGTCCATTTGAGCCTCTAATTAATGTGTACTCAATACCTGACTCGTCTACGTGTTGAGTGTGATATGCTAAGTAAGTATCACCTACCTTCATAGGGCCGTACTCGTAATCACCTGACCCGTCTAATGTTGTAACTACTGTAGATCCTTCTAGAATCTCAGCAACTCTATCTGCTGGGACGGCTTGGTCATCAACATACATTATTGATTCCATTGGTCCATTGTCGGCAGTAGTATCAGCAGTTAAGTCAGCCGTAGTGTCTGCTAGTTCTGAGTCTGCTTCATCTACTGTACTTGCTGTTACATCTACAGGCGGTGTTGTTGGGGCATAGGCTTCTTCATAAATAGATTGAAGATTTTGTTGAATGCCCTGAAGCGCCTCGCTCATAGAGGCTGTTTGTTGTTCTGCAATAGCTTCATTGATTGAGTTGCCAAATGTACGATCAAGATTTTCTGCTATTTCAGCTTGTACTTCTGCTGTTTGATTTGCTTGGTACTCTTCCCACTCTGCCTGTTGCTCTTCACTAATTGCAGATTGACCCTCAAACCAGTCAATAAATTCTTCAGCAGTAGTTAATAGTCCAGATGTAATAACTTGGTTAATATCAATATCGCCGTTTAAAACACCTTGCCTAACTACATCTTTAACCATTGAGCTAAGTACGTTATCAACAGCTTCATTGCCTGTAGACAACGCTTGAACTACATCATCAGGAACAAGACCTGTTAGAAAATTACTAACTGCGCTGGTAATTCCTCCAGTAACAGCAGACTGAAGAATTTGTTCTGGATCTATTTCACCAGTAGTTACGCCATTAACGATAGCCGTAGACAAAGCACCTTTTATTGCGCCTATTGATGCGCTAGTTCCTGCTAATGCACTTGTTGCTCCTAAGGCCGCGCCAGCACCTGCAGTCAAACCAATAGTGGTTATTAGCCTAATGGCATCACCCAAGCCAAAACCACTATCAACCTCTTGAGCTTTACGAGTAATAAAACCAGAGCCATTCCATTGGGCATACCAAATATCACCGTCATCTCCAACAAAACGACTAGATGCAATTGCTTCAGGATTAATTCCATATCTTTCATTTAAAGCTTGAACAGCTTCTGATTCAGCAAAATTGTTATATAAGCTCATGGCATTGCCAGCTTCTGCTTCTTCAGTAAACAACTGATAATCAGAGCCAAGATCAATATCTAAGTAACTAGCAACACTTCCTATCGCTTGGTTTGCGGCCAATGCGCCAAAATCTACATCGCTAAGACCTAACTCTTCTTGGTCTAACGTGGCCTCTGCTTGAAATCGTTCAGCATCTTCTTCTGGTATATCCCACCAAGGATTTGCCGTGCCAAGACTTTCGTTTAGCAGTGAGGCGTACTCAGCTGAATAACTTTTAAAATTTTCAAACGAGCCAAATTGATTTTCTAACAAAGGCTGTGATTGATAGTAATCACGAAGACCCGCCTCATCAGTTGGCTGAACCTCAACTAAAAAGTTTCCTGTATACGTTCCTAAGCCACCACCTTCATATCCATGCTCAGAACCACGAGAGCCGCTATAGCTAGGATCAGTAATGTAGTATTGAGGCGCAGAAGAAACTGAAGTTTCTGGTTCTGGAGGCGGTGGTGGTGGAGGTGGTGGAGAAGGTGGCTCAACCTCAGATTCCGGTAAAGACGGAGGTGGTGGAAAGTCTACCTCTGAATAACCTTCTGGACTTGGAGCTGGCGCAGGAGCTGGTGGTTCAGCATTAGGATCAAACGGTCCAGTTTCACCGGGTTGAGTTTTAGTTGGGTCAGTAGTAGGCGTACCAGTGGGTTCTGTTTGAGTCGCACCCGACATATTGGGAGGAACAATACCGTCTGTTTGATATTGTGTATACTTATAGGGATCAGTAGTAGATGTAGATGTGCTAGGCGTTAGTAATCCAGTTGATATTGTAGGCG